TTGAAATAGTAGAAGAAATTATTTCGAGTAACAGGTGCTTCAATATTTTCGAATAATATTGTTATGCCATATTCCAATAGTTGAGAAAAATCTCTATCGTTTGTATATAAATAAATGTCTTCCTTTTCATAATTACGTGCACAATATGCTGCAATTAAGTCATCTCCTTCAATATCGTCCACCTCAATTTGCCTTAAAAATAACTCTTCGGCATATGCTTGAATTCTTTTTCTTTGTTTTAAAATAGACTCTTCCTTCTCAATTTCCCTCTTTATCTCAGCCTCAGTCATCTCAATACGACCATGCCACGTCTTATCCTTCCTATTCGCCTTATATGCAGCATCAATCTGGTGTCTATAAACACCCCCGTTCTCACCATCCCACACCAAGACCACCTTATTAATCATTTTCTCCTTAATCATTCTTCGAATGGTTGTCATAAAAGAGTACAAGCCACCAATATGACCAAACTTATTGGTGTGTACATCCTTTGCCCCATGAAATGATCTTTTCAAAAGATAGGAAGAGTCTACTAATAACGTTCTAATTTTCATTTATTGTCCCACAAGTTGTTCACCAAGGGTTTCGCCAGTAACTGCCACAAATTTATCTGCGATTTGATCTGCGCTTAAAGTAGGATCATCAAGAATTTCTCTGAAATACTTAATATTTGCTTTTTTATACTCATCCAAATCTTCTTTGAAGATAAAACCATGTGGTGTTGACATAATTTCTCCTTGAAGAGAAATCCCTCCAAGTGGTCCGTCAACATGGTTTTTAAACACATTTACTTTTGTGTCAACACCGTATGCAACAGTTCTTTTCTCACCCTTTGAAGTATTCTCAGCAGTAACTATCTTGGTTCCATGTGATGCAATTCCACCGAAATGATAACCTAATCTACAACCGAAGAAGAATGCTTCTCCGCCTTTATGTTTAACAACCCCCGCACCCATGCTATCAATCCAAATCTTTTGGACGGCAATCAAAGAATTTGTAAATTCTCTTCCTTCTTTCCTACTACTTGGGATGGTGTTGTTTAAAAGATATTTAAACGACTTCTCATATGCACCAGCATTCCACATATTATTATCAGAAGTATTTTTCTCCTGTGCGTTAATGCTCCGAATACAATCTAATGTACCAATAGAATCAATAAGAAAATCCAAACCAAATGGTAAATTACCCATTTCTTGTTCTCTTAATAAAAACCTAACTGCTTCTGCCATATCCTCAATTGCTGCTTCGCCTCTGTTCTTATCTTGTTTTTTACCGAAATTCTCCAACATGAAATCATTATCAATTGATATATAATTCCCACTGAAATCGAATCCCATTATCTTTAATCGATTACGACTTAAATTACCTTCTGTATCGACTAAAACAGGCATTCTACCTGCCTTTTGAGAGGCAACCGCTGCTTCACTTACAGCAGTTGATTTACCTGTATTAGAAAATCCACGAGCAAGTGCAGTATAACCAATTGGAAACCCGGGTAACCCTGTTGCTTTCTGAATTGCGGGTGATAATGTCAACCATTCTAATGGTTTATCTGGAACATCTTCGCCACCAATTTTTTTCTTAAAATCATCTAATGAAAACGTTTTCTTTGCAGTTGGATTACGGGTTTTTTCGTTTGCAGGAATATTCTTTTTTGCCATATTATTAATTATATTAGAAAACAAAGGGGAACGTTACTTCCCCTTTGTCATTGTCTGTGATTTTTAATTAGAAAGGTAGATCATCGTACCCACTATCATCTGTACCCTCTTCAATAAATGAACTTGCATCAACAGGTTCTGATTTAGGTGCAGGTGGTGGTGTAACAGGTGCTTGAGGTTGTGCCTGAGTTTGAGGGGTTTCATTAACCGCTTCATCAGTAACATTTTCAAGATCATCTGTAACATCAACAGAATTAACTATACCAGAGTTTTGAAATGAACCAACATCACCTTGTGTTACATTTTGAATTGTAACGCCATCTTCAATGTCAGATGCTTGTTCGAAATTTCTGTTTGCATAATCATCATCCGCATCAAGATTTTGGAAACGCTGATTTGCTTTCTCTTGTAAGTCTGGACGACCCGGGAATACCCAATGTCTATTTGTTGAATCACTATCGTCCCAATATGGGTCTTCACCTTTTGCCACCATTTCAAGATACTCATATGGTGTCACATTTGGAGCTTCCTTGGGTTTGAACACATCTCTCCAAGTTGTTTTATCGTCTAACCACTGTCTTTTAATAATTTCATCTTCATGAAGTTTTGAAGGTGGTTTTGCGATAATTGCTGAGATTGCTCTGTATGTTTTACCATTCGGCATGGATGAATCACACATGGTGATAGATAAATCACTTCCAGTTTCAGGATCGAAAAAGGATGTGCCATATTGTTCCATAAACTGACCCAATACTGGTAATAATCTATCAAGAGTTCCTTGGTTCTTGTAATTCTTTTTGAATCTCCAGAACTTAATGCCATCAGATGTTTTTCCTTTATCTACACCACGAACGATATAGAACTTTTTGGCTTCCCAATTGCTTGCATCTTTAAAGATATCTCTGTTCTTATCAAAGACTTTCTTTTGTTCATCATTCAACTCGTCTCTCTTTTTGCCCCTTATATTAGGGTCATTTGTTTGAGTTTTAAGAATTGCTCTGTGTTTTGCACACAATGGGCAATGTTCTGGAATCATAACAGGCGTACCATCTTGCTCACGAACAACTTCACCAGTAGCATCTTTTTTCTCAACTAATGGATTGTTTTTTGCGGGGCAATAGATTTTCTTTCCATGTGCTTTCTGACCGTGAGGCGCATTTAAGCTCAAGTCATGGAAGAATGCTTCTTGAATTGGTTTGCCTTTAAGGGGAGGAAGAATTCTGAAGGTTTCATTATCCTTGCGAGGTAGGAAATACTTCGCTAAAATTTCTTCTTTTGATTTTTTTGTACTTGCAGTCTTGCTTTCGTTTTTCTTCAAGTCTGCCATTTGCTGTTTTAATTGATCTAAATACTCGTTACTCATAACATTACATTTTTAAAGTTTACACTAATTTTTAATTTTACACTAATTGACCTTTACGTTTTTAAAGTTGACCTTTACATTTTTAAATTTGACTATCCATCCATAAATCATAAATAATCCCTACAAAGATAACTTACTGTTATTAAAATTGCAAGGGTTTTTACTTATGACCTAATATTTTTTCACCTTTTATTTCTTTATATCGTTAGATACAACTGTGAATTTCAAACATTTTTTATTTTCATAAAATGATCCATTCTTTAATCTTAATTGCAAACAATAATCCTGTGGGATTAACCATGCAGTATCAAGATCAAACTCATATCCTTTACTTGTTCTATCAACAGAGGTGAATGGAATTATATCAATCTCATATTTTTCACCGACTGTTGTATATAATCTATATTCAACATCCAACGGTAAGAAATCATCTTGATTTGGATATAATTCTTTAACTGTTAATCGAATTTTTCGGATGTCACCAGCAACAACGTTTTCCTGCTGATTAAGACCCCAAAAATAAAATGAGTAATTACCAAGTTCAAGTTGATTTGATAAGTCAAAGGTATAATATTTCTCATCAGAAATCAAGTAAAATTGATTTTCGTACTCTTTTATTTTTCCATCCACTGTGATATTCCACTTATCAGTAAATAATACTGCGTCTGGATACTCACTTGAGTCTAAACTGAATGTCACTTTATATATTCCCTTTCTCATTTGAGAAATTGAAGAACCACTTAATACATCTACTAAATGACCATCATGATCATATATTTCAACGCTATTCACCGTAACATTCTGTGGATAATTACCAATATTCATATAAAGATAAAGAGAATTCTCCTTATCTAAAAAGAAATAATTTCTATCATCACGAATAGCATCATCAATCACCGTCTCAATGTATGGCTCGTAGAAAGTATTTGTTTCTTTCGCATGAAATCCAACCGCTTGACGGTAAATTGTTTTCAATTCCTCTAAACTATCAGGAAATTTAAGACCAAGACCATATGTGGTTCCAGTATAACCAGTAACGCCACTTATTCCCAATTGACCATTAACATAATCAGTGATGTCAATATTAACATCCTCACTTCCATTTTCAAAACGTTGTGTACCAAATATTTCTGTTACTCCGCTCACATACGATCCACCGCTTACTGTCCAAGGAACATCCGTTTGTCTATAATACCAGTTTGAGGCTTGTAAGTTTATTGGTCCGTTTACTACATCAACATACATAAATCCAGAATGATCAGCATATGCAAAATCATAACCAGAACCCTCATCCCAATCCTCAGTCACATTAAACAAATCTAAATTAAAACTTGTTGCTCTCTCAATATCAAGGGAATATGATCTTTTTCCTATATATTCTTGTGCATTACTAATGGTGTTAGTCACATGAAGTATATGCTTAACGATCTTTTCAGGATTTATAAAGCCTTCAGTGATTCTTTCACGTAATAAATCCAAATCGATGTCAAAAATAAATCGTGTAACCTGAGAATCAACCGTACCATAGGAAATCTCGGTAACGGGGTTTTGAGAGTTGTTCGACAAATTGTTGTCAATCAACGTATTATTCTTTGAAAAATATGATCTAAAAATTGTCATCTTAATTTTCTTATAAATACTCAGAAATAAAAAAAACCCCACGACTCGCAGGGTTTTTAGCTTATCCCTCATGGAGATAAGGGGGCGTTATTTACTAAATTCGACTTCGATTTCGCTATAGCCTTCGAATCCGATTGGTGTAAATGCTGTTTTTGTATAAAAATCTGTTTTTCCACCAGTATGATTTTTTTCTACGAAAACCGTAAAGGGCAATCTTACTATAAGTGGAATATTATTAATTTGTGTTTTGTAATTTGCGACATATGCGATTTGCTCTTCACGTGACTCAACAAGTTGAATATCATCATCGCCTTCAACAAGAGTCATTTCAATCTCACCCAAATCCCAAATTGTGTCTCGAATTGTCTGAGGAATACCATCATTGAATAGACTATTTTGATTTTTAAAATTATCTTTTATTGCCTCTTCAACTGTATCTCGAAAGTCGTCCCATTGATCCTGAGACATTCCTTCTTGCTCATTCAATTGTACACCTGTAACTTTCGAAAAAACCTCATATAGTCTTTTTTTATTGCTCGTCTTTGTTTGCATTTGGTGTATTTGTTTTAAAACCAAGCATTGCGTCTTCTAATTCTTTATCGGCATTACCAATCTCATCAAAA